TACGAACCTCTGTATATTGCATCTCTTGAAGATTGTTCATGAAATTAATAAACTGTGCTGGGTTAGAACTTTCTGTTTGACATATGACAGGATGAACTTCGTGAGGGTTTTTACGAACCTTCTCAATAAATTTATTCCACATAGCTAAAAATGATTTTGTGTTTGATGTATTAACCAAAAATAAACCTTTAGGAACTTTGTTACCAGAATAATATTGTCTGATATAATAATCTTGGTTCATTAAAATCATTACTTTATTGTATAAACTGTATAAGTTTGAAAACCCGTATCCTCTTGACGGTCTATATTTAGAAACATGTAAAACTTCGTTCCTATCATAATATAAGCAATCGTTTTTTCCATCACCTGTTACAACCTTAAAACACGCTCTTAAACGTTTTCTACCTTGCTCATCATATTCTTCTGTGTGTAACATACTACGGTTATGCAAATCAAAATACACTCTCTCACCTTCATCATTATATCCAAGTCGTAACCTTTTATCCATAACTTTCATACACGTTAAAGGGTTTAATCTAACAACTTCAGAAATTTCACCACCAATAATTTCATCGTTATCATTTAAAAAATAATTTTTAGCAACATAAAGATATGCGTTATCAAACACGTTTAAATCTTCCTCAATTTCCATAAGAACATCTAATAATCCCTGACCGCTGTTGTTTGCTTTATAAATTAATGCTTCAGCTTTTTTCTTTTGGTTCTCTGAAGCATCTTCGCTCAACGCTTCAATGTTAAAACCGTTTCTAAATATTTCAATCTTCAAAGAATTAAACACGTTTCTAATGATATCTGAATATAAAGAAATATCATATAAGTCAAGTGGTGTTATCTTTGACGATAAAACATGCATTGGTGGTAAATTTTGGCTATCACTATAATACATGTCTTCAGGAATTGAGTAGTTAGAAATAGTTTTTAGTTCCTCTAATCCCTTCTTTGCTTCTTGTAACTCCTCAGTTTTTACAACCTGGTAACGCTTAAAAATGTCTAAAAATCCCATTATAAATAAAGATATTACTTTTAGATTTTATAAATATATCTTTATTTTTTCTTTAAATCCTCTTTAATTCTTAAAAACTGAGCCTTCCAATCTAAAACATCTTTACGTTCTTTTTTAATGTTTTCAAGTTGTTTATCACATGTTCGAAAATCTCTTAACACGTTTAACTGCTCAAACTTACGTTTTGTCTCAGGGTCTTTCAAAAACTCTGCAAATTTATCTAACTCCTCAATGTCAAATTTTTTTACTTCCTTGTTTAACTTTTTCTTTTTTTCTTTAACTCCTCTTTCTTCTTTGTCAAGTCTTTCAATTTCCTTTCGAACACTCTCGTTCAAAACTTTGTCAACGACGTCAGGACTTACTCCATCTTCAATTGATGTTACACTAACTTTGTTACCAGAACCATTTATACCTATTTGTGTTCGGATTAACTTTAATGTTCCGTCTTCATTTATCTCATGACTTCTAATTGTTTTTGTCTCGATTTCTTTTTCCATTTTCGTATTCCATGCGTATGAATATTTGTTTTAATGTTTTCTCAGTTACTAAAACTGGCTTAACCAACTTTTGACCATGTCTCTTTAATAAGTAATAACCAAAACCCCTTGAAGAGTTGTTAAATATAAGATACACAACTTCCCTGGGGGTTGAATATACTTTTACACCTTTCCTTAATATATCCCGAACCCTCATACTTCATTGTATAATTAAATATATAATATCTATATTTATAAACTTTTCCATTAAAAAGCTATATCAAGCGAAGGTGCAAGGTCAAATTCTTCAACAAAACCAACTTCAAAATACATCCGCATCATTAGTGCGTCTGAGTAGTCTGGTGAACGTCCAATGTTTTCCTTAATAAGTTCTTTACCAATAACTGCGAGTTTTCCATCCTTGTCAGGATCTTTTTGTTTCTGTTGTTCTAAATCTTGTATGAGTTTTTCTTTGATGTCTGGGTCTTCACAATTTACGTAAACTTTGTTACTTTCAACAAATTCTGAAAGTTTGAAGTAACATTGTGATTTAAGATTAGCATAATTTTCTCCACACAATGGTCTGCTATTATTAACGAAACCAACACAACCCTCAAGCTCATCTACTAATCCACCGCCAACACCATCCTCATCTATAACTATATGACTTCTTGGAACTGAATATTTTTCTGATAATTCAAGAATTGTGTTTTTAATTTGAGTTGTTAAACTTAAATCATATGAAATAATCTTCTCAACCCTTAAACCGTTCCATAACATTATAACACATTTATCACTTCCTTTACGAGCAACATCACACGACAGATATTTTTCGCCACCTTCAACAAACGTGTTTGTAAACATGTTTAAAATGTTATCGTATGTAAACAACTTACCAAGGTCATCATCATATTCCCAGTTTCCCTTAAGCAATCTTTCCTTACTAATTTTATCAAGTTTCTTTAAATTTTCAATATAATGTGGCGATATATTAGGGTTATCTGTAACTAATGATGGTATAAACACTTTATCTTTTTTAAGTTGTTGTTGTTTCCAAGGTTTATAAAAATCACTATACATCCAATTCTTCGCAGGGTTAGATGTGATTAAAAGCTTGGGAATAAGATTAAATTCATCTAACTTATACCTAAGTCTCGACAACACAATGTTTTTTGCTTTCTCTGTAACTTGTGACGCTTCATCTATAAAAGCACCCGTGTATTCTGTACTTCCAAGACTGTCAAAGTTAGGATCTGACGGATAATGAAATAAATCTTTAAGCACAACTTCTGAACCGTTGTTAAATTTTATAGTTCCTTCAATCATATTATATTTTACAATATTATTCCAACGCAACGTTGATATAATTTCCATGAACGTTTTAAGTGTTGACTCTTTAAGAGCTTTCAAAACTGCACGTCCCATAAGCCATCTACTACCGGGATATTTCATGCAATTGTTTATAATCCACAATGAACCCAAGAAGGATTTACCACCCCCAGCAGCACCTCCGTAAAGTATTTCGTTTGTTGTTTTATCATGAAGATACTTCCATGCTTCTTTCTGTTTCTTACTCAGTTTTATCGTTACTTTCTCCATCATCTATATCTATAACATCGTCAATTGTCGCATCAATAACTAACTGTCGTTCAACCTCAAGTTTAATGTTTTCTTGAGCTTTTGCTTTAAGATGGAACCTTTCAAGAAAATCTGTTTTTTCTTTCATAATTTTCATAACCATCTCAGCGTTCTTTCTATATTCTTCAGAACTCTCTGAACCTTCTAAGAGGGATGCTGCTTGTTGAAACATTCTGTTAAACATGTTTTGAAATTGTATTGTAGTTTTTTCAATAGCTTCAGGTTTAACTTGTTTATATGCTCTCTCGATCCAGTTAAGTATCGTTGGATGCGAAACATCATATTTCTTTTTAAGTTCGTTTGGGTTTATGAGATAAGATTCTCCTGACACTAACATTGTTGCAATCTCATCAATTGCTTTTTTTCTTACTGTTCTATCCTTTGGTGCAGCCATTTTTTAAACTTTTTTAAACTTTACATATTTTTAACATAAAAATATGTTCCCAATACTATAATCGTCACAACACCAAACATAAACCCAAACATAAATAAAAAAAGATCTTCTAATGGTGTCATCATAATGAGTATTGTTTTTCAACCTCTTCAATATATTTTTCAATCAACTCTGGTTTTCTTAGACACCATTTAACAAACCCAGAGAAGTCTCCATGATAATTCAATTTCTCTTTTGCAATCTTTGATGTCTCAATATCTAATGATACTGGTTTAAACACAGACGTTCTTCTTTTTACTCTCGGCATAACTATATATAATTTTTTATTATTTATAAATGTATGTTTTTATATATATTCATTACATTATTTTTACTAATTGTAAATTACATTGTTTTTACTATACTTTTTTTTGTTATACTGTTATACTATACTCCCCCTTATAGGGGGAGGAGTATAGTATAACAAAAGTATCACCGTTATACAACTTGTTATACTAGTATAACAGCGTAAAAACGCAAAATTCTTTATTAAATCCCGTATTTTAGAATTTTTGTTATACTACCTGTTATACAGTATAACGGTATAAAAAAGTACAAAAAAAGTATAACAAACAGTATAACGAATTTTTATTCCTCATGAGGAACAACACGATTATTTTTTCACAGTTCATTTATAAATAAACATGAAAAATGTGTAAAAAAAGATACATTTATAAATATCAAAAAACAAACACTCATTAATGAGTGTTTGAATGGAAAAAACAGACACTCGTGCCACTCAATTTTTATTCTTTGTTAAAATAGAAACATTTATAAACATATAAAATATAAAAATATTTATCCTTAGTTCTTAGGGTGATGTGAAAAGTGTTTGAAAAAAATATTAAATATAAATTTAACGCAGTTCTTGACAATGGATATACTCCAATGTATACGGGACATGTATTAGAAGAAGATGATACTTTTCTTAAAATTAAAACAATTAAAAACGAAGAAATAATTTTAAGAAAAGATACAATATTGAAGGTGGTGGTGTGTGAAAATGAACGAAATTAAACAAATTTATTCCAAGTTTAAAGACATGCGGTTTTGTAAGATATATTCTAAAAGTAAAGCACCATACGAAAAAGAATGGCAAAATAAACCATTAGAACTTAAAAATATAGGTGAAAACGAAAATGCAGGAGTTTTAACAGGGTACGGAAATTATGTCATAATAGACATTGATGATGAGTCTATAATTGAACAACTTAAAACGTTAATAAACTGTGATACATTTATAGTACAATCAGGAAGTGGAAACGGGTATCATTTATATTATAAAGTAAAAGACCCAGATAACATAACAAAAAATAAATTTATTCTGTATAAAGATTCGGTTCATGTTGGTGAAATATTATGGTTTGGATGTCAAGCTGTAGCAGCAGGGTCAATACACCCGTCAGGAAATAAATATAAAGTAATATCTGATAAAGATATAAGAGTTATATCAAGCGATGAAATATTTAAAATATCTGAAACGTTTAAGAAAGAAAAATCTGAAGTAACACTTGAATATGGTGAAGGAAACATACTTCAAGTAAGAACATCAAATATATTAAAAACTATATTGCTAAGTTTTTAAACAACACATTATTTTTTTCAATACCATCTCTTAATGCAAGTTCCGAGAGAATTTTATCATTATGCAATATAGTTTTTAATATATTTGATGTTCTTACTTGAAGT